TGTGGCAGTATCAGCGCCATCAACAACCTTTCTAAAATACCTCTGACAAAGCGCAAGCTCTTCACCATAACTTCTGTGCTCGAATGGGGTGGCAATATCGCCTACTTCAACTTGCAATCCAGTAAAGTAAAATTCATTTGAAGTGTTGTCAAAAAAGTTTACTTGGTTGGAACTCATGTTTTGGTTATTTGGACGCCAACTATCAAGATTTGAACTATTTACATTTTCTCCTGCCAACCAGAAGTCATTAGTCATACCTCTTGAATTATCAGCAGGCCATGAACCAGAGGTGTCACCATTAACATAAATGGTTTTCTTTTCCCATGTGTCGGCAGTATTAATTGTATATTCTGTTATGTATGACCTATTCGCAGCTGAATTTTTAATACAGTATGTGTAAATTCCTGTTTTACTAGACTTTACCCAAAAAGTTATCACAATAGGTTGAGCATTAGAAGTTCCCCATTTCAAATGTGCCATATTCTGCCCTTCAATACCCTGACCCAAAACAGCATATGTTCCAGAACTTGGTGTCTTTATTGAAGTTGGAGAAATTTTTATTGAATAGGTAAACTGTTCATTAGAAGGAACATCCGTAGATCGATCCATCGCCCAATCTGCAGCATTTGATGCACACTGAAATCTATCAATAAGATAAGCGGTTGCAACACCAGAGATTGAAGTGCCTCTCTGTGCCACTTGCATAGCGCCATTGATAATCAGATTCCTTCTACCATAAGGAGTCTGTTCAACGAAATTCGGATTTACCTTTGAGAGTGCCATGCGTTTTCTTTCCTATTAATCTCTTTTATTTATTCTGACGGTGCAGCTGCAAGAAGTTCTGCATCTCTATCAGATGCAGTTTTAACTACTTCAAGTTCATATGCCTGTGCTATTTGTGCATCAACACCAGTAGCGATTGCAATATTATTTGTATTGCAGTGTGCAACAAGAAGAGCAATAATCTCATCTTTTGCAATACGAACTCTTTCCGTTACAGCGTTTGAAACCCATTGATTTGGATCAGATGCAACATAATCAAATGCATCTTTATCACTATCAGTAATTGTAACCGTAAATGTGTGTGCCATAATTTTTTATCCTATCCTTATCCTATTAACTCTATATTAAAAGAGTCGTAACCAGCGTGTTTACCACCATGCCCCACTCTTACACCAAGAGTATCATTTGCTGAACAGTAAATTATACCTTGACTCACATTCATTTCATAACTAGTATTGTTGGTATACGAACTCAACCAAGCAGAGCCATTTTTAATCAATTGAACATTTAGTGATTCTGTTACGCCGGCGGTGTCAACCATCATATGTTGAAAGACTCTATACCAACCAGCAACTGGACAAGTAAAAAGACCAGTTGAGGTGCTGTAGTAATTACCATTATTCACGCCCGCATAACTGTATATAACAACTGTGGAGGCCGTTCCTGTTCCTGTTACTGCCCGAATGTTTGGGCCACTGCTTGCCTGCATAATTGGATGAGCGCTGGATTTCAATATCCAACCACTAGAGGCAATAGTCATTCTAGTAGTAGAAGCAGTTCTTAAATATATATCACTTGATGTGTCGTTTGTAATATACAAAGAACCAGTGGTATTACTAAACTGTCCATAATTACCACCTTCAAGTCTCATATTTGCTTCTGCACCAGTAGATGAAACTTTGAATTGATTATTACTTCCACCACGAACCTCTAAAGCAGAATCGGGTGCAGATTGATTTATGCCAACTCTATTATTTGTGGAGTCTACTTTTAATACATCTGTGTCTACAGTCAAATCACCAGAAACACCGAAGTTACCAGGCACTGTAGTTCCTGCCGCAGGCACAACCGAACTCTCTACAGTTCCAGCAATATGCAGAACATAGAAGTTCACACCACTAGCAGGAGCCGCAGTCATTGTCAGAGTTGTTCCCGAAACAGAATAAGCGTCAGTAGGTTCTTGGCGAACATTACCTACGAACACTGCAATATCGTTTGCAGACGCAACATTTTTACTGAGAGTAAAAGCAGTGGTTGAACCGTCTGGTGTCAAATCGTCTTTGACAATCGTTGAGAAACCAGAGGTTGGATTTTTTCCTAAAAACGGCATTCTATATTACCCTTATGTTTTTTCCATAATTCCTAAAACAACATCCAATGCAGAAGCAGTTCCCGCCTGGACTTTAAGCGTATCCGTTGCCTCTAGAATGTATTTCTGTCCAGCAAGTGTTTCCAATGTAGTATTTGCTGGAATACTTACATCTTCTAGTAATTGGTGTGTAGTTGCTGCCGATGTGTCACCGAACTGAACTTTGACTGTCACCGCACTACTTGATTTATTAGCGATGGCAAGTCCAAGAACAACTACCTGTGTTGAGGCCGGTGCAGTGTAAAGAGTGTCATATGCACTATTATTTACATTTGCAAGAGCCGCATTTTTGAAAGTGTTCGCCATTTTATTTTCCTATATTATCCTAATGCAATTGCCAATGCTGTTGCGTCATCCTCTGGATCAAAATCTAGTTTTACTCTACTAACTGATCCATTGGCAACAGTATTTAGTGTGTTAGACCCATTTAATTGAATGACTTGAATATTGTTTGTTCCTGCTGGGGGAGCAGAAGAAAATGTGATAACTGAACCAGCACCAGTGTATGCATATGAAGAACCATATCTCTGGTAAACATTATCTACAAAGACAGCATAGTTTGCAGCAGAGTTTGCGGCAGGAACTCTTGTCATTGTGAATGTAGTTGTAGAACCATCTCCATTAAACTCATCAATATGTGTTTCAGTATTAGCAGACTGTGCAGTTAGTAACTGTCTGCCCATATAGATTACTGATGCTCGTCCAGCTGCATCTGGTGCTTCTGAGAAAGTAATTACTGGTTGTCCATTTACAATAGAAGTATCATAAGAATATTCTGGTTCTTGGACAACACCATCCAACACAACCATCAGTGAAGTTGGTTGTGCAACAGCATAGTCTAAGTTGAACTGTGTAGTAGAACCATCACCAGTTAAAACTTGTCTTTGAAATACACCGTAAGCCGGTTCTGCACCAATATAGTCAGCCATTTATCAATCCTCTAGTACTGGCCAGTCGTTTCCAACTGCAACTACCACATTGTCATCTGAATCTGTAGTGTTAGTGTAGATTGCAATGAAAGCATCAATGTCTGCCGCAGCATCAATTGCAGTGATAATTTCGTCCACTTGTGTAAGAACGGCAGCACGATATGTTGCAACATTACTAGGAATAGCAACGTCACGTTCTGCTTTACGAATCACATACCAATCAGTTGATGCAAGCATTGAGTTTGCAATTTCTCTTGTTTTTTCTTTATGAGTTGTTTTGAGACCTTTTGTGACAATCTGAACACCATCGGCATCCAAGATTGGATCGCCATCTCCATCAACTTCATTAACGTCATTGAGATTCTTTGCTGTATCAGCATCCCAATAGTAACGACTATCAAAAGATGCTGGTTCATCTTGCCAAACCATTCCTCTATCTGTTTTTTCTTCATCAGACCAGATTCCCCAATTTCTTGGATGTTGGACACCATCACTGTCTGTCCAAGCACGACCCTCTCTGATTACTCTTCCTGTGTATAACCAAGGCATTTTGTGTTATCTCCTAATTATTTCTTTATACTATTTAGTCGGTTTATCACCGAGCATTACTATATTTGAAAGGCGTTTCTGCGATGGCGAGGTAAATTACATTCGAGCCGTTAATCTCAGCACTACTGCTTCTCAACTTAAAACCGTTTGAAAGAAAATCTACAAAATCTAAAGTTCCTTCCGTATTTGTTATAACTGGTCTTAAATACTTAGTTACTACGTTACTTGGATTACGTTTATTGTCTATAATATACCAATTTGCACTAGTCGCCGCACTACGAAAAAGCACAAATGAAGGCCGGAAGCCGGTGTAGACAAAGGCCCCATCTACATTTGAGTTGCCCGTGAAGCTTCCTACCTTACTGTAGCCATCAACACTATGGAATGCGTACATAATGAAGCTGTGACCGCTTTGGTTAGTGGTTGTAAGATTCGCCTTTAATTCAATCGTGTCTGTGCCATTTGGAATTATCTGTGCAGAGCCTACATGGGCGGTGGTGGTAAAGTAGCCATAGTCATCACCATCGCCAGCGTACTTATGCCAGAGATTCCAACTATTATTGTTAGCGTTAGTACCTTTGTCCTTCATTATAAGAAACTCAGGGGTGCTTGATAGGCCGTGGCCAACCGTCTGACCAGAAGAACCATTACCAGTATAATTAATAATACTAAACCCTGCGGCTGTATTTGCAGTAATCTTATTTGCTGCTATTGTGCCAGCCAAAGCTGATGTTGAAGCAACACCATCAATCAATACCGAACCACTTGTCGGAACGGCGCCAGCACCAGCGCTATTTGTTGCAGTGGGTGTTCCCCCAGCTTTCCAAGCCCAAGTTACATAGTTATCAGTGCTATTATTAAGTAGGTTTCCAACAACCCCATCAGTGATTGTTGTAAATCCATCAGCATCAAAAGAGTTTAATGCATTATAGCTGTTTTCAGGATTTGTAGTATTTGTTTGTAATCCTTTATTCGGCCCACGAATCGTGTCATATAGTGCGTGTGAAAGCGATACAGTTCTGTCTTTAAACCACAAGAAATCTGCCGAAAAGCCAAGACCTGTTCTGGACTTAGGTGATGTGCCATCTGCCGTGTATAGGTAAGGCACAAAGTTCTCAGACCCATCAACAATCGTGGGCGTTGGAAGGTTCTGCGAACACAAGGCAAGATAGTTATCTGGCGGGGCGTACTTGAATGTGCCAATGCCGTTGGCGTCTGTATTGCCACCAGCGGTGGTTGTGCCAGCGAAGGTGCTGTCTTGACCGAAGTTAGTTGTCCAAGTAAATGTTGCACCACCATTCGCACTAAAAAACGGCAAGAAAGTTTTAGTAGTATCTGGTGAAGCAACCTTATTACCACCAGTGGAAAAGTCTGGTGTGCCATTTATGTAAGTGCCATTAACATGAACCCATAGATGGCCGTTATCCATATCAACGGCAAAACCAACAACAGCAGAAGTTTGAGTCGTAATTTCTGAAGTGTAATTTGTTAATACATTGTTTATATAAATGGCGTTATTATGTGAATAATATGTAACATAATCACCAGTTGTGGTTGTTAAATGATTTCCACTTGAACCAACAGTCTGAGTGCCAGTATCCATAATACCCATTAAAGTGGCTTGTGAACCATTCGTTAAAGCACCAGTATAAAAAGCTTCCCAATACCACTTGCCGGATTTCGGGATTGTAAATGTTGCGCCGTGTTCTGCCACTGCCAATGATACGGCAGTGCTAGACTTTAGATTGCCTTCACTAAAAGTTATAGTGCCAGAACCTTTTGCCAAGGGGTTCAACGTAGCAAAGTTATTCGCCGGACTGTCAGTCAAGCTATCACGATAGTCTAATCCAGAAGGTGTCCAGTGGTTGCCCTGACCAGATACGTCTTTCCAGAAGGCCGCTTGCCTCGTGTCTTTGAAGGCCATATAGATGTATGTGCCGCCGGATGCGTTATAATAAGCATCTGTATCTTTGATTTGAAAACCTGTGGAAGTAAAGTCAATATTTAAATCAGAAGTCAACGTAGCTTCATCATAACTTTCATTAGCTGCTAATGTGTTTGAACGAGGATTAACAGCTGACCTTGTATTATCGGTAATTGCCCACCAACCTGTGCCATCTGAACGCTTTACCATAACCCAAGCGGGGGCAAATCCAGTCGTCACTGTAGGCCCTGACGCAGAACCGTTGCCAGTATATGACCCGATGGATGAGTAGCCAGCCACCGAATTGAACGCATAAAACACAACCTGTTCGCCAGAGTTATACGCTGTTGAAATGGTAGCCACAGACGATGTTGGCGCAGTGTTATTCCAGAATGTGCTGCTTGTTGTAGCTGCATCTGCGCCGTTTAAGCGTATCCACTTGTCTGCACCTGTCACAGATGAGTAAGAAAACCAACTACCAGTGCTGTCACGCCGTTTTAGTATAAGAAGCTCTGGTGCGCTTGTGAGGCCGTGTCCGAATGTTTCTGTGCCAGAACCTTTTGTGAATGTGCCTATGCTAAACCCATAGCTGGGATTTGCCTTGACCGTGCTGGTGATTGACCCATCAGTATTGCTTGCGGCTGAACCGCTGCCAGCATCCCAAGCCCAAGCTACATATGTGTCGCCGCTTTGATTAAATGCAGATGTGTTTCCGGCAACAGTAAACCCATCCGCATCTCTTGGTGATGTAACTTGTGCGCTGTTATCTATTTCTGCACCTGTGTTTTCTGACTGCAACGCAAGACTACCGCCCCGAACCGAATCAATAAGACGATGTGTGCCAGCACCATCGGAACGTGACTTTATCCAGAGAAGGTCATTTTGAAAACCCAACCCGCTGATGCTTTGCGTACCGCCGTTGCCAGTATAGGTAACAGTATTGAACCCCTCAGACACAACGTCATCTTGGAAGGTCAGGCGGAAACCGTTTGTGCCGTATGAACCCTCGTAGTCCTTTTTCGCCCAGTAACCGTCAACAGTCTGGCCAAAGCTGGTAGGGTCTAGGGCTTGACCGTCAACAAAATTAACTTCAGCCATATAACCATCAAACGCTGCCGAACCATTTGAATATGCGTGGGCACCTATTCTATGGTAATTATCAGAACCAGATGCATTAATCCACCCATTATAATTTAGTGTAGCGTAATTTGTTCCGGCCCAAGATTGCAAAACGCCATTCACATAAAGTTTATTGCGATTTGCAGCGGTTGATTCTGTTGTGTCCTTTACAATCTGAATGTGATACCATGCTGTAACATCACGAAAAACAGCAACTGTTGATAAGTCATTGTCTGCTGCAGTACCGCCAGCATCATGACAATACCATCTGATTGTATTGTTTGCTTCGAATCTAATATTTTCTTCTTGAGAAGAACCATTTATTGTTCCCCAAAATCTTTGAGCAGTTCCTATATTGGCACGTTTTATCCAACCACTCCAAGTCCAAGTTTTGCGATTTCCATCAGTAGCAAATACACGAGTTAAAAATGATAGATCATCATCGTTAAACTTGAGGGATTGTTCAACAACACCACCACCACCTTGTCCAGAAGAACCAGTTACAATAGCGTTTGCAAAATTATGTATAGACATTCAAAAATTTCCTATTAAGTAGAGGTATAATTTAGTGTAGCGACAGCATGAATTTCAGTTGCAGACTTAACTACATAATCAATTCTATCCACTGCTGCAGCAGTAGTAGTTAGTGTTGGTGCAGTACCACCAATGAACTTCCACTGAGAACCCCAAGATGCAGTCCTTGAACCTGTTCCATCTTGTGTGATAAAGATTGAACCAGACTGTCCTACAGTAACATTTGATGGGTTAGCAAAAGTTGCGTTTGTATCCAATGTAACTGAATAGAAGTTGGCGTTGTCCAAATCTATTGTAATTGTTGCAGCACTTGTCAGAGCGGTAATAGCCCCTCTTTGTGGTGCAGTAAATGTTTGTTCTACATCTGTCTTTGCAGTATCAGCATCGTAACCTTGAACGGTTACTCCAACTGCGCCAGAACCTAGTGCGGCAGTTCCACCAGCGGTAGAACCATCATGCACCCTTAATTGTTTGTTCGTAGTATCTACAGTAATCTCACCAACAGCGCCTGTGAAAGCATTGTTTTCTGTTTCTGTACCTCTACGAAATTGTACTTGTTTAGCCATTTCTTAAACGCTCCCGAAATCTAAATTTGAATCTAATGAACCAGTTACTAATCCCCAATCTTCACCAGTGGCTAGTTTTGCAGAGGTTATTGCACCGTCTTGAATCATTGCAGTAACAATTTGATTGTCTGCAATTCTACGAGCGGTTGTAAGAAGTCCTAAGTGTTTGACTTCAATCTCTGCGTTCTCATCTGGAGCAGAAGTAAACCGCAAGGTATCATTTGTTACTGTTGTCGTAACAAGTGTATAGTTAGTTGTTGCCTTCTGAACAATACCGTCAATAGTCACAAGAATTGCACCGATAGCAAATGGTGCTTGTGTCATAATGTAATCTGTTTGAGATATCCCAGCAGTGAATGCATCTGTGGTAAATGATCTCAATCCAGCTTCTAATGTTGCAGCGGTTACAGAACCAGCGGCTGGTGCAGTATTGATTGTACCAATACCACGATGAACGACATAAATTTCAGCAGTAGAAGATGGAGCTTCTGTGAAACGAAGAACCTTATATTCACTACTACCATTCTGTTCAATACTAAATGCAGCAGTTGGTTCTTGAACCACGTTGTCCAAAACCACATAAAGGTTTTCTTCATTGCCACCAGGCACTTCATTAGTAAGTGTAAAATCTACAGTAGAACCATCTCCATTAAAATCTTCTTTAACGAAGTTTGGTGATACTAGATTTGTATATGGTGCTCCAATGTAATTAGACATTATATACCCCTTATGTTACATCTTCTAGAATTGATGCAACAACATCTACAGTTGCAGCAGTAGCATATACTTGAACTTTATCATCACCATTCAACACAATCTTTTGTCCAGCCACAACTTTCAAAGCAGAGCCTGATGGAACTGGTGCATTCTTCACAATGTGATATGAGTTTGTAGAACTGCTATCATATACAACAACTGATACTTGAACAGCAGATGTTCCAGTATTCGCAACATCCAGTTCGATAAGAATTGAGTTGACGGCAGTACCATTATTTGCAGTATATACATCTGTCGGCGAACCACTTGAGGTGGAAACACTCGTTGCAAATGCATTCTTAAAATTGTTTGCCATTCTTTTATCTTCCTTTGTTTAATCTATTTATAATGATTACCCGAGCGCTACCGCCAGAGCAATACCAAATCCTTCAGTAGCTATTCTACCACCAATTGTAGGAAATGTCAATGTGCCAGTCATTGTTCCACTTGAATCTGTAATTGCACCATTAATACCAATTCCAGTATTTACTGATGAAAATTTTGTTGCTCCGTTAAATTGAACATCAACCCCAGATGTTGCATCAACTTCAGTTATATTATTACTATTAATCTTTAGGTTGCCAGTTCCATTGTGAACTACTTGTGAATGTGTACTATCGTGAAATATTTGTAAATCATCATCTGTACCAAATTTAATTCTTTCACTGGCAACACCAGTAGAATCATCAAAGTCGATAACTGTAGGAAACATTACGGAACTCAAAGCACCTTCTAGTTGTGCAATTGCTTCGACAACATCTGTTACTACATTTCCATTCACAGAAGAAGGTAGATTTGCAATATCACCCACATCAACTGCAAGTTCATTGAATTCTACTCTCCACTCCTCAAAGGTAAAACTAGCTGGGGCGTTACGATCTGCCATTATTTCTTATCCATCATTTGTATTAATAGAGATTTAATTTCATGCATCTCTGACTTTAAACTATTTATCTCTCTTACTGCATCTCTTAGTTGATCTTTTTCTTTCTTTTTATTTTCCATCATCTTCATATAATTATCAAATGTACTTCTGTCAGTATTAATAATAGCTTTAGAGTTTTCTTCTCTTACAAGGTCACCATGACCATCTACTTTTATATAATTACTCATATTACAACGCCAATGCCAAAACTCTAAGGTTTCTAATCTTTGGCACTTCTACAGTAGATGTTGATTTAAATTCTATTTTAATAGCACAATTTGAGAATGCAGACAATCCACTAATAGTATATTCTCTTTCTCTATAGATATCTCTATTTTCGTCAGGATTGTCTGATACTGCAAGTTCTGCCTTAACATATGGAATATCATCAAAGTCTCTATCATCACCCTCAGAAGAAATCTTATAGTAAATATCTAAGATTGCTGGTTCTGGACGATTTGCCTCATACATGATTCTCAATGCAGTTGCTGGATTAGCAAGACTAAATCTTTTTGTTAGATAGTTTGCAACATTTGATGTACCCTCTGGAGCAATACCATCAAGATAATTTTCATGTTGAGTTATAGTAATTGATGAACCAGCACTTTCAGTTGTTGTTGCTGGAGTGACAGTAATAGTAGAACCATCTGCAGCAACAGATTTGATTGTGAAAGTTGTATTGTTATTAGAACTTCCAGATATAGTAATATTCTTACCAATATCCAATGTTTTAATTTCATCTCTGATTGTACCAGAAGCTGTAGCTGATATTGTTGAACCTGAGAAGGATATACCAGTTGATGCACCCAAATTCCTATCATCAATTTCTGTTACATTTATATCATTTTGTGCATAGTTAGTAATTCTATTTGAAGTCATACACAAAGAAACTCGTTCTGTATCAATCACTGGAGAAAGATATGAGTTTGTTGTTGTAAGAATTGCTTCTAGTTTTGCAGAAGTTCCACTTATAATATTATTTGTTCTTCCACCTGTTAGTTTAACAACAGCATTCTCTTCAGAGGCAATAAGATTTCTAAGTGGAGGATAATAGTTATCGTTTTCTTGAACCGTAATCACGCCCTGTTTAGAATAACCAGTAGACATACCAGTATAACGATATACTGTTGAGGTCTGTGGGAATTTAAGTTGAGATATAGAAGGTTGAACAATATCACCAACTAATTGGTATGTAGCTTTTACTGCATTTCCACCAAAGAAGTCATTACCTAAAACAGAGTTTGATCCTGTAATATCTGCGTTATCAAGTGTGATAACATAAGTGTCAATTGTAGTTTCACTAACTTGATGTTGTGCATTTAATGCTTCAGCATCTATACCCTGTGTTGTAGAATTTGCGCCATAGAAACCATCAGCTATATTACTAAAGGTTACAAAATCATTATCTTTGAATCCATGATTCTTGTGTGTTACACGAACTTTATTAGTTCCTGTTGCACACTGGAAAGGATTGTTACTCAAAGTTCTTTTAGGAAGAGCGTTATTCACAAAAATTGGATTACCAGTTGCAGTTGTATCAAACTCTGCACGATTAAGTGTAAACTTAATATCTCTATATTGATGCGGCGTCCATGTCTGTCCATTCTGTGATAGGAACAAAGTTCCCTTTAGTGGATTAGAGGACACGATACGATTATCTGTCAAGTTAGTTTGTCCAACCTCTGAGAAGAATATTCTCAACCCAGGCTCATCTACCTTGACTAAGAATGCATACTCAATATCATCCTGTAGATATACTGGAGAGTCAAATGTAAATTTTGTTGATACGGTTGCATCATCAGAAACATTTATATCTTTTACATCTAGAATTTTTTGTGTTATAATTTTATGAGAAGGATGTCCTTCAATGGTATTTACAATCTGAACAATAACGGGGCGTGTTCCAGCAGTCTGGAAGAATAAATCTATAGATGTAATGAACACACCATTTTGTCCAGCAGAAATAAATGTCTGTGCCAGTGGATCGTGTCCGCCGCCACCATCACCGCCATCACCGCCATCGCCGCCGCCACCATCACCGCCGCCACCATCACCGCCATCACCGATTGCCTGAGCCCAGTTTAATGATGTTCTAGAAGAAACTGCACCACGAACATCACGAGAAATAATACGAGTATCTTGTACCCTATCACGAACAAATTCAGCTCTTCTAACATTAAGAATTGTCTGTTCTCTTTCTTCAGCTATACCTGTTGCAGAGTAAATCTTTTCTGCTTTTGAGGAGTGTAGTCCTGTTTCTGGGTTATTATTAATATTATCAATCAACCTAAGAACACGTTCACCAGTTCTAAATCTAAGATTATCTTGGTTTGGAATGTAAAATACACCAGTAAATCTACCAGTATCATCTGTAATAAGATTATCAGTATCCGACTTCATTGGTGGCACTGTTGTTGTGGAAGTTGTTCCATTAATGCCTGCCAGTGTACAAGTATTTGTTGAACCATTACTAATTCTAGGAATAGTTCCCAAAAGAACATCATTGATAGCAAATCCATTTATCACATTACCAACTTTAATATCAACAGGAAGCGATGTGCTTGAATCTGAAGGATTTTGAATTGTTACATGAGCAGATGCTTGTAGTCTTTGACAAGAACCACCAGAAGTATAAGTACTAATAGTTCCCAATACACTTCCATCAATGTTTTGAATGGTAATATTATTACCACTTACACCAGTTACAATGTAGTTATTATTTGCTGAATTTCTGTAATTTAATTGTGTCGAACCACCAACACTACTAAACTGGACATGGTGTCCTACACTAATACCACTCACACTTGCAAGTGTAATTGTTGCGGTAGTATCATTAGTTTTTACTACAGCTGATACGTTTGTTGCAGTATGTACTTGGTTTTTGATAATATCACCAAAACTAAATGCTTGAACTTGTTCGCCCGCAAACGATCTTGCTGGATCAGTTGAAGCTTCGGGGCCAGGATCTTCAATATTATTAAAGTCAAAAGTATCACGAGATGAAGATGTTACTGTAAAAGTATTATCTGGGCGAAGATAATCGGTAACATTCTCATTATCAAAGAAAGCATAAACTTTTGTGTTTGGTCTCAAGTTTTGAATAATGAGTTGAATTGGGCGTGATCTCATAAATGGAATCATATTAATACCAACAATTCTATCACCAAGATTTTTGCTGTCCATAGTAGATTCTATTGTTGTTTGTAGTCCAGAACGAACTTGCCCTACTTGTTGTGTTCCGACTTGTCTAGTAGAAGTAGTTGTAAAGTTTGACAAAGTATTACCATCACTGGTATTAAAAGTACTACTCCAACTTTCTGTTCCTGTCCAAACTCTTTGACCAAACCAATCATTCTGCCAAGAGTTCCAAACAGTTCCAGTTACACCCATTTCTTCAGCAAGTTTATTGATAACATCAAAGTTATTATCATCATCAACAATAACATCAGGTCTACGAGTAACATCATTCCAATCATCAGAGTATGGAACAAGAATCATCTCACCAGTAAATGGTGCAACCTTATATGGATTTCCATCAAAACTGTCTGATGCATATGGATTTTCAATATAAGCTTCTTCTGTATAAGGAAGAGTAATAATACCGTCTTTATGTTTTTTGTATCCAGAAGAAGCTCTAGCAGAAGCGGTTGATAGGGTTTCAACCATACCAATAGTATCACTAAATGCCATTGGGCGTGCTGTACGATTTTGGAAATCTACAGCAATTCTGTAGTCTGAACTTTCATAATCGCCGATAGCATGACCAGTAAAGTTGTCTACAATAAATCCATTTTTGAGTCTGTCGTTGCCATCTTCATCTTTAATAACAAGAGATGCAGTTTCTTTTTCTAACAAATTGAGTGATGTGTAAAATTCTAGATTAGATATTCTTTTATCCAGTTTACCAATATCACGCATTGTGTATCTACGATTGTCGAATTTCTTTGTTTGAATTTCATTTAAGTCAACAACATATGGAGACATTTTAATTTCAAACATAACCATACCACCGTCTGGAGACTGTGGTGGAAGGGGATTTAGAGCTGGAACACCAGAAATAACATTAAAGTGTCCAAGTCTATCCATGTAAATCAAATCTGTTCTAGCAAGATAAAATGAGAAATCAGCAGAAAGATTTGTACCAATATGAGGCAACTCTGTAATAGATGCGGTTGCACCAGAGAATGTTCCACTGTCATCAACACGAGGTCTAAAATCAAAAGCATCTCTTAAATCAAAAGATTTTCCAGAATCTCTAGAGGTAAAGGAAGGAATATTTTTATAGTCCAAACCAGAATATGAATCTACTGAAAAATAATCTCCAGCTCCATGTGTAAAGTAATCAAAGGTTACACGAAGTGAACCAGTAGGAACTGGTTGGCCAGGTTTAAGTCTAATAGATGCAAGATCATAATATGCATCACGCATACCGCTATCAAAAATATATCTGTTTGTTATGTCAATGGCATTAGAAGAACTATACGAACCAAAAGATGATGCCATACTAACAGAACGAAGTTTATAACCATCAGCTTTACCTAGAGTTACAGTTGTAATTGCTGCAGCAGCTGATGATGTAATATCAACTGATGCATTTTCTACCAAACTCTTTGTTTTTTCAACAGCAGCAGTCGCACTCAAGTCAATTGAAGCAATAAGTGCGATAGAGTCAGTAACCGTAATCGCATTTTGTGATAGTGAAGAAAGATTTTTTAGTTTTACTTGCAGTCCACCACTAGAAACCTCAATGTTAGTTGTTGCTAAATCTAGAACTTGATTTTGTGTTGTATTAACAGCAACATAGTTCTGAAGATTTTGTGCAGAAGAGAAGGATTCGTTTTCTTGTACAGCAAAGGTAACAGAACCACCATCAGAAGCAATAGATGCAGTAGCAGGAAATTGTCTTCTTACTGTATATGAAGTAGATTGTTCATTATCTGGATTGGTTGTAGAATCGCCCCTAATCTTTCTTAGTCTGAAGAAATTACTATCAAATACAAGGATTTTTTTATTTGCTTCAGCAATAGTTGCATTAAATCTTTTTACAGTTCCCCCAGAAATAGTTGTTCCAGCATATGAAGGAATAGTTAGTGAAAGGTTGTTTGTCACAGTAACAGGGCCAATTGGGCCTACATCATTTACAAAGATATAGTCTCCATTTTGTAACTCTGTGTTAAATAGAGTACCAACACCAGTAACAGTTGTAGAAGAATTTGTTACAGTAACAGAGCCGAACATATTTGTTTTGGTTGCACTTGTGTCTGCTATGAAGTTTGTTCCATCAAAGGATTTAACATCTCTCTCAAACGTCTTACCGTCATTCATTGAAATATCAAACAAACCTAACTTAAAACGAACCTCAGAAATTGTTCCAGTATAATCTCCATCGTGTAGAGAGAACGAACGAGCTCTTGCTGTACCAACTGCTGTACCGCCGCCAGGCTGTCCACCAAAATCATCATAAAGAGCAAGTTCCTCAAATGCATTAATGTCTGGAATGTTTATTGCGTTTTCTACAAGAACATAATTTCCTACAGGGGTTTGAATTGGTCTGTCAACTTCTCTATCAAAGGTTCTTGGTTTATCTACAGAAACGATCTGCGAACCCATAGTTTCAAGTTCATACCCCTCAACATAAGCTTTTCCAGGCGCTATTGAAAATGCAACTTTAGATTCCGCCCCGCCAGAACTTTCTAGAAAAACTCCACGATTGCTTCCATCGTTTAGGTGTTCTCTTTTTTCTAAACTAAATGGACGAACTTCATAGTTACCACTTTCATCGTAAGTTCTACGAGCAAGGGTGTGTTCTAAAACAGAGTAATCTGCATACTTTGTAAATTTTTGCAGTTCACCATTTTCTACACGAGCGAGTTCAATAAAGTCTGTATCATCTGTTGCAGTTAGTAATTTTTTAGTAAGTGTTAATGTGATTTTGAATCTGTGAGCGCCAGGGGCATTAACATTAGAAGAACCTTGTGCATTATCAAGAAGAGAACTATCCTCTTCTGGTGTGACAAAATTTTCAGAAATTTTCCAACCAATACGATATGTTGGGGTATTACTATATTTGTCTAATAGAATAACTTGTTCTGAATTTTCGACAAAAAATCCGTTTACAAAATAAACACCCTTGTGAACTAAGAACGCAGAACCAATACCAACAGATCCACTAGCGCCTTGAATAGCAGCAGAGCGTTCTACAGTTTGATTTGTTGTAAGTTTGAAGTTTGTAATTGTAGTGTTATTTGCATTGGTAGAAGTAATTGTTTCACCAACACCAAATTTTTGAGTAATACCATCAGTACCAGTATTCTCATATTTAACATAAAGAGTAAGAGGGTCAGTGTCATTTGCAGCAACAGTTCCAATAACTCTTGCCTTTAGTCCAGAAGTTGCTGAAACAATAATCTTGTCTAAAAATTCTGTTCTATAGTTTTCAACAGTTTGTGCATTAAAAATAGAATCTAGCTTTATATAATCATATTCTTTATCATAATTCATATCGCCAGGAATTACCATAGAACCCTGTTCAAATATATGTTGTCCTAGTTTATTAATTTGCTCCTGTAAAATAGTTTGCAACTGCGTAAGCTCTCGTGCTTGCACAGCAAAACTTGGACGAAACATTACACGATGAAAATTTTTATTCGTAGCGTAATCGTCATTGTATGGAGATACATTAAAGTTAGTTAGCGTTTCAGCCATTTATATACACCTTTTCAATTAGAATTCTATAACAATTTTAATATCTTCTGTCTGATCTGAAGCACGAGATATTGGTCTTCTGTTTTCTACATAAAGAATTTTACCACTATCTGGTTGTAACTCTGGATTTGCATAACCGTTTGCATCAAAAGATAGAGTGTTACCACCAGCAAGTGTTACTGGATTAGTAGATGGTTGTGCTGGAACACCAACAGAACCAGAGGTAGCGCCAGTTATGTCTCCAGCACCACTGAAGGCAACATAATCGCCATTAGTATTTACGCCATAGTTTTCCCAGCGTTCTTGTAGGTAGTATAGAATTTTGTTTGTTGCATCATATTCAACAACTCTACCTACTGCACCAGTAGTTGTTTGTGAGATTTTTTCATCTGGTTCAAATATTGTAGATGCTGAAGAGAATGCAACCGCATATGTTTGTCTTGCAGTTGTTCCATTATATACGCCACTACCACCATTAGTAGTTGGATCAACAACAATACCAACTTCTCTAAAATCATTTCCTACAGCAAAGTCATCGCCTTCTGCTTGTTCTAGTTTAGCATTGAGCATAACATAATGCCCACCAAGTTCAGAAATACCATTATGGCCGTGTCCAACAATAGGAGAGATAATGGGGATTATAGAACCAGAAGTTCCAGCACCAATATTTCCAGCTGTGGTTAGTGTGTTGTTAGTATAGATATCAGTTAAGTCAACTACACCATATGTGTAACGAGAACCAGAGTTTTCTACTTGAGTATTTGTTGCAAGAGAACCGAAAGCTTGGATTTCTCCACCAGATACAACAATTTTAACAATACCACCAGAACCATCGCCACGAATAGGAGAATAGTAAGTTCCATTTGTGTAA